ACACAGGATCAATTACAAAATCATTTAGAAGAATATTGTTTAAACAGACAAGTATCAACAGACAAAAATGATCTTAAAAAAGGTGGTGTGTGGACTAACGAAGGAAATCACCACTTTGTGTTTGACAGATTTTACAATCAGTTTTTAATTAGAAAACGTTGGGATGTACCTTACTCACGTACAGCACAGATGTTAAAAGAAACATGTAACTGTGATGACAAACGTATTGGTAAAGAAAGAATTTCTGTGTTTGTAGTAAAACAATTTGACAAAAAAGAAGATGACTACAATCAAAAAGAACTTAAACCGAAAGACCCATATTAATGAGAACGATTGTATTAGGACCACCAGGTACCGGTAAAACTACAACTTTGTTAAATAAAGTTGATGACTATTTAAAACAAACAGATCCTGACAAGATAGGTTACTTTGCATTTACACAAAAAGCTGCACACGAAGCAAGAGACAGAGCAATTAAAAAATTTAATTTAACAGAAGATGATCTACCATACTTTAGAACATTACACTCACTAGCATTTAGAAAGTTAGGATTAAAAAAAGACCAAGTAATGCAACCAAGACATTACAAAGATTTAGGTAAGAAGTTAGGTTTTCCTGTAACATACGCTGACTATCAAGAAGATCAGGGTGGTATTTTTACATCAGACAGTGAGTATTTAAGAATTATACAATTAGCACAGCTACGAAATATTACACCAGAACAACAGTTTAATTTACAGGAACACACACAAGACTTGGAGAGAGATCAACTTAAAATTATACACAACGAATTAGCAAGATATAAAAAAGAATATAATTTAATAGATTTTAATGACATGATTACAGAGTTTACAAAATCAGATAAGTCACCAAAGTTTGATGTAGTATTTATAGATGAAGCACAAGATTTATCGTTGATGCAATGGGACATGACACGATCTATTTGGAATAAAACAAAAGATTCTTTTATTGCAGGTGACGATGATCAAGCAATATTTAGATGGGCAGGAGCGGACGTAGATTCTTTTATAGCACTAGAAGGACAATACCTACCACTAACACAGTCTTATAGAATACCTGCTAAAATACATGGTTTAGCTATGGGTATTATAAATAAAATTAGAAATAGAATAGATAAATCGTGGGAGCCTAGAGTTAGTCAAGGCAATTTACACAGACATTTTGATATTGACAGCATAGACATGTCAACAGGTGATTGGTTAGTATTAAGTAGAACTAGACATATGCTTACAGACATAGAGGAGTCTTTGTATAGACAAGGATTGTATTATGAAAACAGATACAAACGAAGCAGTGAAAAAGAATTACACCAAGCAGCTACGTCATGGGAACATTTACGTCAGGGACAGTTAGTATCTTACAAAGAAATAGAAAACATGATTAAGTTTATAGGTCCTAAAAATTGGCACGCAAAAAAAATAAAAGGTATGGCTAAAGGATCTTTTTATGGAATGGATCAACTTGTAAAAGATTATGGTCTACAAGTTAAAACAGTTTGGTATGAAGCATTTGACAATGCAGGTCAAACTAGGGTAAACTACCTTCGTAAAATGAGAAAGAATGGAGAAAAATTAAACGAAAAACCTAGAATAGAATTATCTACTATACACGCAGCTAAAGGTGGTGAAGCAACTAACGTTGTTTTGTTAACAGATCTTACAGAAAATACTATGAAAAGTTATGAAAAAAATCCTGATGACGAAAATAGATTATTTTATGTAGGTGCAACAAGAACAAAAGAAAATTTACACATAATTGAACCTAAAAAATATGAAAAAGGATACATGCTATGACAAATAAAGATATATTTAAATCATCAAACTATAATTCTTTAGAAGATCAGGTTGGAGGAAAACACTATCGCAAAATGAAAATTCAACCTGCAGAATTTATAAATGAAAACAAATTATTTTTTGCAGAAGGCAACGCTATAAAATATATTTGTAGACACCAGTCAAAAGGAAAAGCACAAGACATCAAGAAAGCAATACATTATTTAGAAATGATACTTGAAAGGGACTATGATGCAGACACCTCTATTTAAACCACAAACAGAATGGCTACCACCAGAAAATTTTCCAGACTTATCTAAATATGATGAGATAGCAATTGATTTAGAAACTAAAGACCCAGATCTTATGAAGATGGGATCAGGATCTGTAGTTGGTAAAGGAGATGTTGTTGGTATTGCCGTGGCAGTTAAAAATTGGTCTGGTTATTATCCTATTGCTCATGAAGGTGGTGGCAACATGGATCGTAAAAAAGTTTTAAAATGGTTTCAAAGTGTATTAGACACACCTGCAGATAAAATATTTCACAACGCTATGTATGACGTGTGTTGGTTAAGAGCGCTCGGTTTAAGTGTTAACGGTAAAATAATTGACACGATGATTGCATCGGCCCTAGTTGATGAAAATCAAATGCGTTATGACTTAAACAGCTGTTCTAAAAGATACACTGGTAAAACAAAAAATGAAAGTGATTTATATTCAGCTGCAAAAGATTGGGGTATTGACGCCAAGGCAGAAATGTATAAACTACCTGCCATTTATGTTGGCGCATATGCAGAAAAAGATGCGGAGATAACATTAGAACTTTGGAAAGAATTACAAAAAGAAATATACAGTCAGGATATTGAATCTATTTTTGATTTGGAAACGGATTTGTTTCCTTGTTTGGTTGATATGAAATTTCTTGGCGTAAGAGTGGACGTTCAAAAAGCTCATACAATGAAGCAACAATTAGCGCAGCAAGAAGCCAAGTTAATCCAAGAAGTAAAAAAAGAAACAGGAGTAGAAACTCAAATATGGGCTGCAAGATCAATTGCACAAGTTTTTGATAAATTAAAATTAGACTACGATAGAACTGAAAAAACACAAGCACCTTCCTTTACTAAAAATTTTCTTCAGAATCACCCCCACCCTCTAGTGAAACGAATTGCCCAGGCCCGTGAAATTAACAAAGCCCATACCACATTTATTGATACCATATTAAAACACTCATATAAAGATAGAATTCACGCTGATATAAATCAATTGCGTTCAGATAATGGCGGAACTGTGACCGGTAGGTTTAGTTATTCTAACCCTAATTTACAGCAAATACCTGCACGTAACAAAGATCTTGGACCACGGATCAGGGCTTTATTTATACCCGAGGAGGGCCATAGATGGGGTTGTTTTGACTATTCTCAACAAGAACCTAGGTTGGTAGTGCATTATGCAGCTTTACAAAATTTATATGGTGTTGGTGATGTATTAGACGCTTATAGAGAAGGTGATGCTGACTTTCATACAATTGTTGCTGATATGGCAGAAATACCTAGATCACAGGCTAAAACTATAAATCTTGGTTTGTTTTATGGTATGGGTAAAAATAAATTACAAGCTGAACTTGGTATATCAAAAGATAAATCTGATACATTGTTTAAACAATATCATAACAGAGTTCCATTTGTTAAAATGTTAATGGATAATGTTATGCAACGAGCACAGGATTCTGGTCGTATAAGAACTTTACTTGGTAGACTGTGTAGGTTTCATTTATGGGAACCAAATCAATTTGGTATTCATAAAGCATTGCCTCACGATGCAGCGCTCGCGGAACACGGACCAGGGATTAAACGTGCATACACTTACAAAGCATTAAATAAACTTATACAAGGATCAGCTGCTGATATGACAAAAAAAGCTATGATAGAACTATACAAAGAAGGTATTATTCCACATATACAAGTGCATGATGAACTTGATATATCTGTTAAGGACGAAAAACACGCACAAAAAATTGTTGAGATTATGGAAGATGCTGTTAATTTAGAGGTTCCTAATAAAGTTGATTATGAATCTGGACTTAATTGGGGCACGGTAAAATGAGGTTAAAATATGTCTTACTTAAATGCAAATATTCCTGTACAATACGCGCAAATAAAAAAGGAGTATTTGTATGACTTACAAAAACATCATGGCGAAGTTGAAGACTGTATTATCTTCGGGCTTACAGCCATTACGGGAAAAGCTATCCTCTGGCATGCCATCATGGAAAACGGTGCTATCTTTTATCGTTTACCCATATCGGCTTTTATTCAACGTGGTTATGAACCCAAGTCTGTTCCGAATAAAAGACTTGATGAATTGGAATTGTGGAATAGTTTTTCTTATTACCCTGCTATTACTTGTTACGATATTTTAGGCGGACAATCAGGAAAATATATTGGTAAAGATAAGAAATGGCATTACGGATCCTACTTATTCACAGTTGACTTTGCACATCCAGAGAGTAATATAGTTGACACCGATCACTCGGAAATACCGCACGAGCATAAGTGCGCTCACATACTTGCCCTAGATGATGGTAACTATGCAGCACAACCTAACAATAGATTAATTTGGGATATACCTTCTTTTACAGTTAAAGATAATATTCCTGATTGGAAAGTCCAAACATCAGAATGGAATGTAGAAAATTCTGGTAAATGGCGAACAGAAGATACTGATAAGTTCTTCTATAAAATGGAGGAAAAGAAAAATGATTAAAAAATGGATTAAATCACTAATAGAAAAATTTTTTGGTAGATTTTGTCAATGTAAAGATGAACATATTGCAATGTACGAAGATGTACCAAAACCAGAAATACCAATTGTTTGTGAAAAACATCCCGAAGGTTTTAAAAAAACTTGTCCGTCATGTAGGGGAGCAACTTAATGGAGTGTTGCAGGATGAACTATTATTTTACAGGTTTATTAATTATATTAATGACTTTGCTAGCTTTTTGTGGTGGACCAGCTCGAGCAGGTTCTACACAAACAAATACTTCAGGTTCTAATACTGCAATTGAAGGTGGATATACATCCACAGCAACAACAACATATCAATCTGGATCAAGTTCTAATAGCACTACAACAAATACAACTAATTCAAATACTAAATCAGCACCACCATCAGCTTCATCACCATCATATAACAGTATGACGCAAGATGTTTGTGCTGTAGGAGGATCTTTAGGTGTTCAAACATTTGGACTTGGTATTAGTGGTGGTAAACATTTTATAGATAAAAATTGTGAAAGATTAAAATTAGCTAGGATACTTAATGATTTTGGCATGAAAGTAGCAGCAGTTGCTATTTTATGTCAAGATGAGCGTGTGTTTGAGTCAATGATACAAGCTGGTACACCCTGCCCGATTGACGGCCGCATAGGGAAGGAAGCTCAAGCTTTGTGGTCTAAATATGACCATGAAAGACCAGATTATGATATATATGTAAAACGTATGGAAGATAGAAAAATAGCTGATGAAGCTGAACAAAAAAGAATTACAGAAGAAATGGAAGCAATAGATAAAGCTAAAGCAGAAGAAGAGGCAAAATTAGAAAATGCAAAAAAAATGAAAGAGTGGAAACATCCTAGATGAGCAATAAACCATTAAATATATCGGACGAAGCACGTGTACAAATGCCTATGAAAACGGTTGCTTCTTTAATAACGCTAGTAGCAATTGGCACTTGGGCTTATTTTGGTATTATTGAAACTCTTAATAAACACACAACAACTTTAGAGTTGATGCAAAAAGATTTAGAACAAAACTCTGAATTTAGAATTAAATACCCGCGTGGAGAACTTGGTCAATCAAGTGGGGAGGCAGAATTATTTATGTTGGTGGAGCATATGGCAGGGTTAATAGAGTCTATGGATGAAGAACTAAAAGGTATGAGAAACAATAAAATTAATATAGATTTTTTAAAAGAACAAACATCTAAATTACAAAAAGATGTAGAAAAAATAATTAGAAATGGGAGTGAACACTAATGGTTGAAATGGTATTCGCACTTTTACTTTTACAAGACCATAAAATTATAGAGCATCGTTACCACGAGTCGTTATCAAAATGTCTTAAAGCCAAACGTTATGCTATGAAGGACAAGAATCCTGGTGATAGAGTTGTATATAAATGTCTGCAATCTAAAGCAAACATAGAAGTATACATGGGTGAAAAGAAAATTTTATCTTTAATACTAGACTAATGAAATGGTTAATACCTTTTTTATTTTTATTTACTGCAGCACAAGCTGATACTGTTACAACTGGTAACTTACTTCCAAACGCAGGTGATGGTGTAGACTGGGGATCTACTTCTACAGAACAAATTAATCCAGGTGGTTCTGGAACTGTATCTAATAATGCTACAATAAATGGATTTGATGTAACGTGTCCTGCATCGCAGGCTAACTGTGGATACAAATATAGTGTTGGTGGTGACTTTGAAGTTACTGGCACAGCTACACTATCTGTAGATGACATTGCATTAACAAACAATACTAGAACACAAGAGATGTTAGACAATGGTATAACTTTAAATAGTTATATCGACGTTGCAAACTGTGATAGTCAACCAGGTAATTGTGAGGGTAAATCAGGTAATGCAGATTCACACACAGTTACAATAGAATTAAAGGATTCATCCGGTAATATTTTATCTACAACAACACAAACAAGAACAGACATAGTTGGATTTCAAGGAAACTGTAATGGTTATCCAACGTCTTCATCTGGAGGTCAAACTGCAGATTGTGGACAATATAATGATCAAGTAATTTATAATAGTCATGGATCAAACAAAGTAGATTGGTCCTGGAGTGGTACAGATAACAACACAGGTACAGGTCAACGAGGTGGTCCTAATTTATTAGGTGCAGCTCTTACAATGACTTACGATGACACTGTATTAAATCAAGATGCATCAGACTCATTAGATAATGTTGAAGAAGCTTTAGAAGATTTACAACAAGAAGTATTTGACGATGTACAAGAATTCTTTTTTGATGAAGAGTCTTTTACATTTAATGAAGAACCACAATTTAAAATGGAAATGCCAATGGAAATGGAGATGGACACATTTCAATTTGCAGAAGAATTTATAGAAGAATTTTTTATGGAGTTTGAACCGCAATTTATAATGGAAACAGAAGGTATGAAACTAGAAGAGGGACCTATTGTTATGTTTACTGATGATGTTATGATGGAGGAAATTTATGAAGAGACAGAAGAACTCGTTGCAACATTCTTACCAATGGTTTCTGAAGAAGAGAAATTTTCATCAGAGGAATCGTTCGTCCAGTCAGATGGACCCATATTCATGGAACCAACCGAGAATACAGAAACATTTGAACAAGAAGAAATGATGGAAGAAAAACCACCTGTAATGACAGAAACATTTCAAGAGGAAGAAATGATAGAAGAAAAACCTACCATGATGACAGAAACATTTGATGAAGAAGAAATGATCGAAGAGGAAATGTTAGAAGAACCTACAGAAATGGCTGAAGAAGAAATGATTGAAGAAGAACCTACAGAAATGGCTGAAGAAGAATCTGTTAAAGAAAAACCTACAAAAATGGTAGAAGCAAAAGATGAAAAGAAAAAAGAAGAAGTTAAAGAAAAGAAACTTACTAGCGAAACTCCTAAAAAGTCCGCTGTTCAAACTAAAAAAATTGCCAAACAAAAAGAAATACAACAGAAAAAAGCTCTTGTTAAAAACCTTGCAAGAGTAATGGATAAAGTCGACAAGGATATAAAAAATATATCAAAAAATTTACAAATAAAAAACATTATAAAATTACAAGCTATGACTAGCGAACAAGTATCATTAGATACATATAATGTAGCATTTTATGCGCCAAAAGATATATATTTAGATCAATTAAACCTTATAGATAATAGGTTAATTTATGCAGATAAGAGTCTTGCAACTTATATTCAAAATGATAAGATGGATATCAAAGCTAGAAAACTTATGGAGATTAAATCTAGAAAACAAAAATTATTAATAGAATTAGAGGTATTAAAAAATGGCTGAAGCAGGACAAAGTAGACAAAAGAGAGAAAAAGTCAAATCAAAATCAAAAGATGTAGCAGATCTTTCTGGAAAAAGAAGAGACAAGTATAAAGTTTTATCTAAAACAAGAGTTAAATTACCAAGTGGTAAATTTAAACCAGTAAGAAAAACACCGATTATAAGTAGAATGTATGAAACTTCTCAAACAGAGGATGGTCCAAAACTAACTGCCTTTAGTGCAAAAGCACATAGTCAAGACAAAAGCACGGAACCTACAAAGTTTAAAGATATAGATTCAAGAGTTTATGGTTTAAAGAGTGGTGGTAAAGTTAAACTAGCACTAAAAGGTGGTGGTAGAGCATATGGAAAAAACTCATAATGGATAAAATTAAAGGACAACTAGCAGGAGTCGCAGCATTATTAGGTGTTATTGCAGCAATAGGTGGAGGGTTTGTTAAGTATGGTGAGATTGTTACAAAATTAGATGCATTAGAATCACAAGAACATTCAACAGTAGATACATCAGGTATTGAAAGTGCAATAGCTGTATTAGAAGAAAAAGTTTCTAAACTAGAAAATCAAGATACATCACACAGTCATGAAGTGGGAGAACACCAACACGAAGAACACTCACACACAGCAACATTAATAAATAAAAAAGAAATAGAATTATTAAACGTACAAATAGAAGAAATAAAGGTTAGTACAAAAAATCCGTTATCAAACTAATGGCTATAAAACATAGAATAAAATTTAACACAGAAGTCGTTAATGGTTTGTGTCCAGAATGTAATCAAGACACAGTTCTAGTATCAGTTGTGCCAGAATTTTATAGATGCACATTATGTGGTAATGATCTTAAACAACATGTAAATGGTAAGATAAGTTACATACCTGTTATTGCATTATCAGAAAAAGAAAAACACGAATTAGCATTAAAAAATGGCTAAAAAAGCAAAGGGATTGTACGCAAAAATAGAGCACGAGCCCATATTTCACAAAACAAGCATAGGTAGAAATCCAAGTCTTACAAAAATGAACAAACACAAACGGAGACAATTTAAAAAATATAATGGCCAGGGAAAATAGGCCGTTGACAAAAGTCATATAATATCCTATATAGAAAGAATGAAAGGAGATAATATGAAGACAGTAACTATAAATGTAACAGGAGCATCACAAGGACAATGGTCTACATTTTTATTAGAACTTAATTTAATGAAAAAAGCATGGAGATCGTATGGTGTTGATGCAGAATTAAAAGCAAAAAACATAAAAAAAATAATAACGTTAGGTACTATGAATGCAGAAACATTTAGAAAGAATAGACGAAGCGGCAAGACAATATAATAAAACAAAAAACCCAGAGCTTAAAAAACTTTGGTATAAACTAGTAAAGGAGTTTGCAGACAGTGGACTTAATAGTTCTAAACGACGGGTTGTATCAGTTGATAGCTGTAACAAAAGAGATGACGGCACATATCTCGTTATTGGCAGAAGTCGATTGCTTTGATCTTTGTGAAATACTACGTTTACATTTGACCACGTATCACGAATCATGGAACTTGCATGTCATGAATGATGGTAGTGGTAATTTTTATGGATGTATATGCAAATAAAATTGAAAAGGACGAGCTCCAGGTTAACAAAATGCCAAGCGCTAAATACCTCTGGAGGTTACATATCGGGATGCTAAAACCTACCCCGAGTATTCGAGCCTTTGGCGACCCGTTAGTACGTGCACGGAAAGCGGGACGTTTGATGAATAGATACACCTATCCAAAGAGAGAGTCATGGATAGGTTTAATTGTGGTGAGAAGTCTTACCGCTAACACAATTTAGACACAATGTCAAATTCTTAAAACTCTATGAGCAAACCATTTTAAAAAATTTTTTATATAATGATTTAGATATTCATTAAAAAAATATCTAATAAACCGCATAACTATTAATAAAGGACTAGACAACACATCAAAAGCAATTAACCCTACGTCAACAAATAAATCTATCCAATGATCTACTGTGGACCATTGTTTGAATCGTTGCCATTTGTTTTTGGTCCATTTAATCATGTAGTAGTTTGTATTTTACAATCAAAAGCGGTAAACATTTCATATTCATTAATAGTTTTAGGATTAATAGATTTTAACATCTCACTGGAATAATCATAACCATATATAATACATTCATGATATTCTTTAAATTCAAATATAGGTGTAGATATAGGTTTACACTCATTACCGGGAATACCGCTACAAACTATCATCATTAAAATATATTTTGTCATTGACATTTAGTATTAATCTCCTATATTATCATCATAACTAAATGAAAGGAATTATGACTGACATAACTAAATATAGAAATGTATCACTAACACACGATACATACAAGAAATTGATTGCTCTATCTAAAGTATTATTACCAGATGCAAAGCTATCAATAAGTAAAACCATTGAATCAATCGCAAATGAGAAAGTGAAGAAGTTAAATGGCAAAATCAAAAACACGTAGACACGCATTTATATGCGAAACCTGTAAAGGTAATGGATACGTTAAAATAATACATGACAACAATGAAACCAGTGTGCATCAATGTTGGGCATGTGAGTCGCAGGGAGAATTTTATGTGGATGAGTCCGAAATTATTGAGTCTTATATTGATGCTAATACTTCTCCAACTTATGATAAATCTAAATTAAATTAATGGCACACGAAAAACACATTAAAGGTGATCGTGCAGAGTTAATTGCAGCTGAATATTTTATGAGTTTGGGTTACTCTGTACATAGAAATATGTCAGGACACGGACCTGTAGATATGGTTTTAATTGATGAGGATGGCATGGGTGATGTTATCCTCGTTGATGTTAAGGCATTATCTTTGCGCACTAAAAATGGTTGGAAAGTAAATAGAACTCCAACTAAAAAACAACAAGAGTTAGATGTACAATTAATATTTGTAAATCTAGATACACGAGAAGTGTTAGATGTAATGCCTGTAAAAGAAAAAAAGAAAAAAGTTAATAAACAAAACGTCGTTGATATAAAAGAATACATGCGAACGCACATGCCGGAATAACATGATGAGTGATGAAGATATAAAAGAATACCATAATATTGGTAAAGAATTTGGGTTGAAAAAAAATAATAAATACAACTACATACAAGGAAAACAGATCACGGACCACGGAACTGGGAAACGAGTTTATGAAATAAATAATTATAGACTTCCTAGTGTGACTACGATATTAGGAGCCACAAAAAATCAAGAATTTTTAAAAGAATGGAAGGCGAAAGTTGGAGAGCAAGAAGCAGAACGTATCA